CCAATTTTTAAAAAATTCTCTAATACTCATATACCCACTTCCCTTTTTTCATATCATTAGAAAATGCGTATCTTGTTGCATCTATTGTATGGTTATTAGAATCACATAAGCGTGGTAATGGATTCCCTTCACGATCAGTGTCATAATCAATCATTTCAAATTCTCTTGATATGTTTGGAGTTCTTTTTGGATCTATTACTATTGCTTCCAAATCAGAAAGCCATTTTTCTCCATACTCAACACTTCCAGCACCTTTTTTTGCTCCCCATGCACTTATATCATATTCCTTTAATTCATCAATAGATTTGGGTTCAGCACTATCACACATAACCAGCTCATCATAGCCTTTTGAAAGAATATAATTTGCTAGATTTCTATTTTTTAAACCTACTCCATAATACTCATCCAGTGCATAAATAATACTTTTCTTTTTATCATATCCCCATCTGACAAAAGCTAAAGGATCAACTCCATAACCCCAGTCCACTCCATTTCTAAATTTTTCAAGTCCTGCAATCTCTGAAGCTTCTATTTCTCTTATCTCTAGGTTAGGAAATGGAACAAGTCCATTGCCTATTGGTTCTCCCATATATACAAGTCTATATTTTGTTTCATCTTTTGCTTTAACTGCTTCAGCTTCTTTTATAAACTCTTCTGATATATGTGGATTTTCTAAATATGTTGAATGATGTACATATACATTATTTTCTATGAAAGAATAATTATATTTTTTATTTACCCAGTTATGCTTCATTTTTGGAGGGTTGTAAGAAAAGAATCCTTTGTAAATAAGTCCCCTTTCTAACTTTCCTCTAAAAATTGAATTTAAAACTGTTTCAACTTCATCTTCATTCTTAAACTCTGCAAGTTCTTCAAACCAATAACGAGCAACAGGAAATTGAGCTTCTTTTATAGATTTACTTTTTTGTGGATCATCTACCCCCATAAAAATAAATTTATTTCCTCTTTCTTTATAAATAATTTCAAGGGGACTAAGTTTATACTCAAAATATTCCTCTACTCCTAAAAATTTAATAGCCCATTTTATCTGTTCATATACTGATTTTCTAAGTGTTTCCCCTACTTTTCTAAAACAAATCGTATTGACTGGATATTGCATTAAATCAACAACTAAAATCAAAGCAATATTAGTTGATTTTGCTGAACCTCTTCCACCTTTACAAACTAAACGAGTGTATTTATTACTTTTCCAAGCTGAATAAAGTGGATAAAATTTAGGAGTTAATAAGTCTGATATTTTAAGTTGCTTTCTCTTCTTTGATGTCATCAAGTATCAGCACCCCTCTTTCTTCTTCCTCAGCTTGTTGTTTTTCTTTTTTTTCTTTTTCTCTTCTTTTATCCATTTTTTCTAATACATTTGCGATTTTAATAAGTGAATCAGCAACCTTTGGGTCAACTAATGTTTCAGGATTTTCAATAATATTTAAAAGCATTTTCTTATGTGCTTCATCTAAAATTTCACCCATATCATCAACAGATAATTCTTTTAGTTTTCTAGCTTCTTCAAATTCTTCTTTATTTTCTTTTATCCATCTGTAAACAGTGCCTTTACTCTTATTTAAAGCACTAGCTATTTCATCAATACTTTTATTATCTGCATACATTCTTTTAGCTTGTACCAGTTCTAATTTCATAAAGACACCTCCGTATTTTTATTTTATTAAGCAAAAATATTCAGCTTTATCTGCTAATTTTCCAAATGTTACCCTTTTATACTCTTTTATAATAAATTCACATTCAAAATTATTTTTTAATAACCTTGATAAATTATTATTTACACTCCCAAATACAAGAAATACATTATTTTTATTTTGATTTCTTTTTATAAATTCAATCAATCTATTGTCATCTTTAACTGACCAATTAATCCCTTTGTCAGTAGCATAGTTATATCCAATAAATTGTTCTTCCTCTTTGTTTATTTTTTGGATGTACGGAGGGTCTAAGAATATAAAACTATTTTCAAACTCCCAATTCTCATCAAATAAATTATTAGTAATTTTGATACTTTTTAATGCTTTCATATAACTTTCTAAATTTTGTAATTTTTGTGGAGAGTAAAAAGCATTTGATAAACTTGTGCTGCAACCACCAAACCCCATTAAAATTTTAAGAACCATTTTTTCATCTTCACTAAAAACTTCATGTTCTTTTTTATTTTTTATTCTTTTCCCACAGCATGGACAACACTCTGAAAAAATATTTTTAAACTTCCTATTTTCTTCATCAAATTTAGCTCTCTCATCAGTATATACATCTCTAGCATTTACTTCTAAATCATGATTAATGTATTCAAGTCCCTTTTTATATACTTTCAAAGCATCTTCTTTTAATAAACATTCAATTTTATCATCTTTTACATTTGTTAATACTTTCAATTTATTAAATTCATTTTTAAATGACAATGGAATCTCCATTGCTCCAGCAAATAAGTCAATAAAATTTTCTTTATAATTCTCTTCAAATATTTCTTTTATTTCTTTATAAAATCTTCCCTTGCTCCCAAAATATGAAAATGGAGGCTTTACTCTTCCCATTTGTACTACTCCTTTTAATCTTTTATTTTCCATACTTGTTATAACTTACTCAAGAAGTAAATGTTGCAAAATTTGCAAAGATTATAAAATTTATAATAAAAAAAGCACACCATTTTTGATGTGCCTTTGAATCTTAATTTTATTTATTATTTTTCTAAGTCTATTTTAATCTTTTCTTTTACTTTATTACTTATAAGTTCACTGTTTAAAATACCATTTATTGCAATTTCTCTAAAAATATCTATTCCATAATCCTGAACTTCTTCATAAAGTTTTAGAATTGTTTCATCTTTTAAATCTTTGATTTCTTTTATACATCTTTTCTTTTCATGATAACTATCTTTATATTCATCTTTCTTTGATATATAACATTCATTAATTAGTGTTCTTTCTGTCATTCCTTCTATTTTTATATGATGTATTAAATAGTACATTTTTACTCCTTTTTATTCTTTTTTATATATTCAATTAATGCCTTTTCTATTATGCTAGAGAGAGTTAGAGCAGGATAATTCTTTTTTATTTCAATTAAAAGAATTTCTTTTATTCTAAAAGATTTTAATACTGTTTTATTTTCTTCAGTTAGTTTTTTTCTTCCTGCTCCTTCTCTTTTTCCACCTCTAGTCATAATTAACTCCTTTTATTCATTTTTAGTCTAAGATATTTTATTAAATTGTAGATACATAATAATAAGATTATTATAGCTAGTATAATGCTATCTAAATAATGATTTAATACTATTAAAATAGAAATTATAATAGTTATATTTAAAAATTTTATATTTTTCATTTGCTTTAATAAGTAAGAATTGTTATAATGTTTTAAGCAGGGAGGGTTGTTATCCCTCAACTGCTTAGCTATTATTCTATGATTATCTTTATTAATTCAATTACTGCCGTCAACAGCTGAATTGCACAGATTATCAAGAGTAGTAGCTCTTTTTTTGTTATTTTATTTTTACCTCCTTTCTTTTTTAATTTTTCCTTTTTCTTACTCATCTTTTCACCTCCTTATGTACACAGTATATCATACTTATTTGATTAATGCAATACATTTTTCAAAAAAATATCTAATTTTTTTATAAAAAAAGAGAGTTTTTGAACTCTCTAAAATAGACTATATTGATTATCTTTTTTTACTTGAAGGGTACTTTTATATGTGCTATTTTCTTCAAGCAGTTCAAGACTTTCTAAATCAACTTGCCATGTATTCTTTTTTTGATTTTGGATACATCTATATCCCAAAGTTCCAATTCTACAATAATTATATATTGTTCCAACTGAAACTTTTAATCTTTTTGCTGCTTGAGCTACACTTATGTATTTCTTAGGCATTTTCCCCTCCTTAAATCTAATAATTATAAATTTAATAATTCTTGTTTTTTCTTATCAAACTCTTCTTGTGTAATGATTCCACTATCTAAAAGTTCTTTATATCTTTTTATTTCTGCAATTGGATCATTATTTACAATAGGAGTATTATTACTTTCTTTATTTTTTTCATTTTCGGCACTGATAGAAGCTAAAATTGCAACAATGTCCTCAGCTTCCTTTTTTGCTCCTCTATATACAAACCCATCTTTTTTAAACTCAGTTTTCAATAATTCAATATATTCAGCTGGGACTATTTTATTATCTAAAACAATTTTAACTTTTAAACTTCTAACAACTTCTTTTGATTTTTTCCCACCAGTAAGTCCTCCAACTACTGCTCCTATACCACCAAAAAGAGCACCTCCAACTACTGCACTTCCAATCCCACCTTTTGTTATTGTATTCCCATCTTCAAGAATTTCATATCCTAGTAAGTCAGAATAATTGTAAATTCTAGCTTTTGTTAATAATGTTTTAGGAAATAGTATCTTTTTAGCATTATCATCAAATTTTATCAGTTTTCCAACTCCTCTTGTTCCAACAAAATTTGCTATATCTAAGTCTGCCTGTTTTTCTTTTTCAATTTCTTCAAGAATTTCAGCTGTTGTTGTATTCTCTAATTTTTTAAAGGTATTTCTATTATTACCACACAAAGCCAAGCATTTACTACATACAAAACCATCATTTAGTTTTTTATGTGTCTTTTCTTTTCCACAAATTGAACATGTCCCCTTTTCCCCAAATAATCCGAACATAAAATCACTCCCTCATAATTTTATAATTCTTATTATACTATAATAGCCCTTTTGTTTCAATATATAACTAAAATACAATTAAAATATTTTACCTTATAATACAATACCACTCAGCTCTATCTAAAGAAATTCCAAAAATTGATTTTTTATATTTCTTTACTACAAAATCTACATTGAAAGCCTTTTGAATTAGCTTTGAAAGATTATTTTCAAGACTTCCAAATACCATAAATACATTATGATTTTTTAGATTATTCCTTATAAATTCTACAAGCCTGGCATCATCTTTTTCAGTCCAGATATTACTATAATTATAACCTTTTTTACCAATTTTTACTACTTCTGTTCCACATAAATAAGGGGGATCTAATAGTATAAAACTATCTTTATAGCTCCAATTCTCATTAAAATAATCATGTGTTATTTCTATATTTTTTAACTTGTCCAGGTATATTTTTATCTTTTCTATTTTAGCTGCTGAATAAAAGCTATTAGATAAAGAAGCCCCATTATTTAAACTTGCAAATAGTTCAACTACTTTTATTTCATCATCTGTAAAATTAAAAATATTTTCTTTTCTAAACTTTTTATATTTTCTTTTAACTTCTGTCCATAGCTTTTTATCTGTATATAAGTCTTTTACTGAAACTTTTTCTATATCTTTATATAAGAATCTAGCAAATTCTTTATATCTATTTATAGTCATTTTATTGCACTTCAAGAAACTTTCAATATGCTCATCTTTTACATTTGCTATTACTTTAATATTTTTAAAGTCTTCTTTGAGATTTACTGCTACTTCCATTCCACCAGCAAATAAATCAATGTAAGTATTTTTCTTACTTTGTATAAATATTTCTTTTATTTCACTATAAAATCTTCCTTTACTTCCAAAGTATCTAAAAGGCTTTTGTATCTTCATTTTATTCCTCCTTAAACAAAAAAAGAGCCCAGTAACTCCAACAATTTAACTTGTTGAAATACTGAGCTCAATGCTACAAAGTATTTTAATTATTCTATTTTTTTATAACTTTTATTGGTACTCTTTTATTTGCTTCTATGATGTATCCATTTTTTATTTTCACCTCACACCAGCCTTCATGCTTTTTTATTTCTTCTAAAATATACTTCTCATTCTTTTCAATGTTAGTTTCCATTCAGTACCTTCCTCATCTTTGCTAGTGCATTATGTTTTGCTATATGCACCCTTTGTCTGCTAACTTTCAGTTGCTTTGCAACCTCTTCTCCAGAATATCCATCGAAGTATAACTTTTTAATAATATATTTTTCTTGCTTTGTACAGCAATCCAGCAATTTAGCCACAAATGTTTTATTTTCTAAATCTACATTATTTATATTTTTATCCTCAATTTCTAAACCTTCATAAGTTTGAAATTGTACTTTATCCCTCCTTCCTTTCTTGATTTCACTGATAGCATTATATGAAACCCTATAATTTTCTTTATCTATAAATCTTCGTATTCTAGCTTCAATGTTGGGATATAAGTGAGTGAGAAACTTAGTATTATAACTAAAATCATAAGTTTTTATAGCTTCATAGATTCCAAGTATCCCTTCCTGGAATCCGTCATCTGTTCCACCCCATTTATTATTTATCTTTCTAACTGCATTCAAATACTGTTCAATTAGCTTTTCAGTTGCCTCATTATTTCCAGCTTTAGCCTTATGAATTAGTTCTAATACTTCTTTACTCTCCATATTCCCCTCTTATAATGCCATTTTACTTCTTACAATCTTTTCTTTAGCTACATCTATAACTGTCTTAATATCTTCATATTCTAGCCCTATATTTGTTAATTCTTGCTCTAATAATGCTTTATTTCCTTTTAATTTTTCTATCTTTTTATTTAGTTCAGCTATTTCAGCATTAGCAACTGCTATACTGTTGTTAATTTCTGTTTTTCTTTCAAAATACTTGTCTTCAAAATTATTTTCTTCAATCTCTGCTCTTTTAAGATTTTCAAGTAAAACTTTAAGCATTGATCTATTTCCTTCATCATCTAATCCATAGTCTATTGCATAGCAAGTTACTAAATTATCTCCAACAACTACATAAGTCATTAATAATTGCTCATTTATATAAAATTCAGCTTTCTTATTTCCCTCATAAGCTGCTGTATTAATATATCTAGCTTCTTTAAACTCCTCTTTTAAACTTGCTTCTAAAACTTCTATTTTATCTTCATTTGCTTTCTTCCAAATATCCCAAGTTCTATCACTTATAATATTAGCTTTGTGTACTCTTGAAGCATATCTCATTAGAGCATGCTTTGTTATATTAATTTCTTTCATTATTTCCTCCTATCTAAATCCTAGCCAAACATTTTTTTCTAAATAAGTTATTTCATTATGTCTTTTTAACATTTTCTTTAATGCTGAAAAGCTGGGGAAACAAGGCAAAGTATAAGAAATTTTTTCATACATTCCTCTCTCCTTGCATACCTTTTTCCCGTACATTTCTTCAAATTTTTTTATATATTTCTTTGAAAATTTTGATGTTTCTTTTATATGTACCCATTGCTCTTCTGATGTTTGTATTTTTCCATCAACTATCACAATATATGATAAAATCATTCTCTTTTTATTACTTGTTAATCCAATAAATACCTCATGTTTATCTATTTCAAATCTTAAAAATCTATCTACTATAAACTGTCCTTTTAACCATTCATAGTCTTCATTTGTTATTATTTTCCTCTCCATTTAGCTCCTTTTTTTCTTGCCATTTCACTATCTCTTCAAGAATATATATTAATTTGCTACATTCTTTAACTGTCATATTCTTCTCACTTTTACCTTTTCCTAGATATTGTTTTATATAACTAGCTTTATCTTCTTCATTAAAACATTTTTTATATAAAACATTAAATTTTTTTAATTGCTGTTCTGTTGCTAAATTAGCTCCTTGTATATGTCTTGTTAATAGTGTAATCAAGACTGAAGCCTGAGCCTCAGTCAAGTCTTTACAACTATCTTTGTTAAATTTTGAACTTAGTAAAAGCCTATAATATTCATCAGTTAAATTTGCTTTGTATTTTAGTGTATGAATATATTTAATTTGATGTTTCTTTATCTCCTTCATTTTTTAAATCCTCCATAACAGTAGTCATAGAAAGTGGGATATTAATTTTATTACCATTCTCATCTTTGTAATATGCTTCAATAAAAGTTTTAGACTTCTGAGGTTTCCAAGCTTCTTTAATGATTTGAACTCCTTCACTTAGTTCAGCATCATCTATATTTCCTGCTATTCTTTCAAGCTCCATAACTCTTGAAGCCTTTAAATTCCCATTCTTATCTTTTTTTAATAACAAATTAACAATCTCTAAAAGTTGGCTATTTTCATCTTGTACAACTCTATAAATGTATTTCTTTACTTTTTCTATTCCTGCATGAACTGTATCATCAAAGCTATCAAGCATTCTATAACCTAATGTTATAGATATTTTCCCATCAGTTGTTGTAAATGTGTGAGATTGCTGATTCTCTTTTACTCCGTAAAGTTCAGCTTTTAGTTCTAAGATACTTTTAAAATCGTCAAATACTTCTTTTTTTACTGTTGTTATTTGATTAGAGACACCTTTTACTTTCTCCATTGCTTTTATTACAGTTTCATCAACAAGAGTTTTATAACCCTCTACTTTTGCTTTTCTTTCTGCTTTTTCTTGTGCTTCTTCTTCTAAGATTTGTTTTTTTAATGCTGCTTTCTGTTCATCTGTCATGTTCTTAAAATCTAAATTCATTCTTTCCTCCTATTTTTTCATTAATAATAAAAATCCACAGATTAAAAAGTATATGCCTGATATTACATAAATACTTGCAATGAATAAAAGAAATTTCAATATTCTTAAAAAAATTGGTTTTTTACAATAAATTCTTTCTCCATCAAGATAGACTTCTCCATCACTGTATACTTTTCCATTAAAAACTGTTGAATATGTTCCTCCTTTTATTATGTATGTTTTTCCATTTACAGTTACTCTATTTATACTCATATTTTTTTAACTCCTCCACTCTTATAAATTCTTCATACCCTGTTAATACATCTATAAGCCTTGCATACACTCCATTATTATCTTCATAAGAATAAACAATTCCATTAATCTTATATAAATCTTTTATTTGCATAGCTGACTCCTATAAATTTCTAAATCTAAAAGCATTTCCAATAATTTTTTATGTTCTTCTTTACATTTACCACATTCAAGTTCTTTTACTTTGTTTCTGCAGTGTTCTATAGCTTGTTCTAAATCATCTTTTGTATACATTAATTGTTCCACTTTTATTCAATTTATTTCTTTGAAATCAATAACCCCAAATGCTACATCTTCTGTTTTAAATTTTTCTTTTAACTTATCTATTTCTTCTTTTATAAAATCTTCTAATAACTTAACCGTCATCTCACTGTTAAAACTAACAATTCTACTTGTATGTCCTATTGTTTTATATGCTGTATAAACACAGCTCATGTAATATTTATACTGTTTTTTTCTTCCAAAAATTCCCCTTTGAAATTTATAATCTTGTCCAACATTAAACCCTGTAATAAATAAAGTAAGTCCAATCCCTGCTAAAATCCAATCACTCATAATCACTCCTTATCAAATCTTATCCATAAATAACTTTTTCTTTCTCCCTTATCATTAATTACTTCAACTTGACTAATACTTGTATCTATATCTAATATTTTATATTCTTTGTCCTGTGTAAGTTCTCCAGTATCTGCTATAATACATCTTACAATATCACCCTTTTCTAACTTCCACATTTGAACCTCCTTGATTATTAGCAGCAATTAATATAGAAGTCACCAGAATTGCTAGTATTTTTCTCATATTATTTTCTCCTTCATGTTGCTAATTCTATTCAACACTATTCTAAGCAACACTAAATTTTTGAAAGTTTTTTGTTTATTATTGCTATAATTTTTTTAAATTCTTCTGTAATTTTTATATAATTTTCCCTAGCTTTTGAATTTCCTTTATTAGCCGCTTGAATACAGTTCTTCCTTTTAACTGAAAGAGTTGCTAATTCATTTAGCTCCTTATCAATTTTTAAAGCATCCTTCCCATATTCTTTTGTTAAAATTTTCTTTGCTTCCTCAGTTAATATCTTATCTTTCATATTTCCCCCTTTATAATGCTAATGTTGATAATGCTGCATCTATATATTTTTTTTCAATTTTTAATGAATTGTTTTGTAAAGCTATTTCATAACTTGATGTTAAAACATTCGCTAAGTTTCTTGCTGAACCTCTTACAGTTATATTTATGTAACTGATTAATGTTTGTAGTTCACTTTCTTTATATAGCTCTATTTCATTTTTTAGAAATTCTTTTACAATATTTGAAATATCATCTATTGCCAAATCTTTTAAAGACATATTTACAACTGCTCTTGAATACAGATATTCATATTCTTTTTTTCTTGATAAAATCTTACTTTTTAATACTTCAGTTCCAGCAATAACCACTCCTACACCTGTTTGGTCTGCAATGCTTCTAATAATGTCAATTACATTTGCTTTTAAGTGCTCTCCTTCATCTATGATTATGATAGTTTCTGTTAGTTTTACGGCATCTTTTATCCTATCTTTTAGTGTTTCAGAACTTCCACTTGTATCAAGTTTTAATTCTCTTGCTAACTTTTTAATAAGTCCTACACTTGATATTCCATTTTCTGCTGTTATTAAAACTCCTCTACCACCATAAGTTTTTAACCATTCTTGTAGAGCATGTGTCTTTCCAAGCCCTGCTCTTCCATAGATATATCCTATTTTTGCACTTTCTATAATCCCTTCTGTTATGTTAGAACTTACATATTTTTTTATAGTATTCAACACATGAAACACTCTTTTCTTTACATCTGTATTTACAGAAAAATTTATTCTTTTTATTTTTCTTTTATGTCTATTTAAAAAGTCTTCTACTTTTTCTGAAAAGGCTTCATTATCACCTGTATATGTCCCTTTTCTCCATTCACTCAGTGTACTTGCTCCTACACCCATAGCTTTTGCTATTTTTGTATAACTCATATTATTTTCCTCAGAAAATATTTCTAATCTTGCTCTTAACTCTTCCATTATTCCTCCTAATCTTCTAAGTATATACCTTCACCTATAAGTATTTTTTCCTTTTCTTTATTTTTCTTATTTGCTATAGTCTTAGTTTCTTCAACTATTGTGCTATCAATTAAACCTAAATCATCTCTTATGTCTTCTCTTATTCCCATAATTTCTTTACTTAACTTGCTAATTTTTTGTAATCTCTTTTTATGTGTTTTAATTGCTGTAACATCTTTCCAACCAGCAAGTCCTAATTGTTCAGCCTTACATAAAAATTCACCAGTTTCTTGATACACATAGATGTAACTTAAATCGTGTGGATCATACTTAATCTTTGCCTTTTCTGTCTGATGATAATATAAGTATTCATTAATATAAGTATTTCCCATAAATTCAATACCATTTTGCTTTATAGTTCTTATTTCTTCATATAAGAATAATAGCCTGATCTCTTGTTCTGACAACATTCTTCTATTTGCAACAGGATTTTCTTCTTCAAACACTTCAAGTGGAGTTCTATTATTCATTCCTCTACCTCTATGTGCTTTCAGCCCAGCAGCTCTTCTCAAAGCATAATAATTATGATTTTTAGTTTCTATGAACTTTTCTATTAGCTCTTCAAGTTCCCACTGTTCTAATATTTCTCCCTTATCTAGTTTTTGCATTGCAAAACTTCTAAGATGCTCAGGTCTTTCTATAATGTTTCCACCCTTATAAGTAGCAAATTCTTTTGTAAAACTTTCTTTAAAATCTACAAACCACCTTTCTATGTGCTTGGCTTGTGCATTGTATGCTTTTGCATGGTCTACATCTATTCCTAAACTTGCATATATCCCATTAAGCTCATCAGTCCCCTTTAAGACCTTAGATTTATATGCTTTACCATTATCTGTGTAAATATGTTGAGGAACTCCATACTTTTCAATTCCTCTTTTTAGAGCTATTGCAATTGCTTCTGTTGTTTCACTCCAAGCTAAGCTCCAACCCACTATAAACCTACTTTTTACATCAACCCAAACGATTAATTTTGGAGATCCAAAGTATCTTTCTCCATTTGCTTTTTTCCTATTTCCTTGATAGCACATCATTTCCAAATCATGCCCATCTGACATCCAAACTTCTCCAGCTTTTATGTCCTCATAACTTCTTTCAATGTACGGCGTATGAGTGTCTTTAAACTCTTTGCTTCCCATTCTTGCTTTATTCTTTTCAATAATGTTTATATCTTTATTAAGATAATTTCTTAAAGTACCATAGCTGATTGCCTCAACTCCAAACATTGCAACTATTCTCTCAAATACAAATGTAATTTTTGGCTTGTTTTTACTAAAATAAAGCATTTTAGCAGTTTCTAAAACCTCTTCTTTTACTCTTCTTATTCCCTTAGTTGTTCCATGTCCAGAAGCCAAAGCCAGTGGATTATGTTTATTTTTTATATATATTCCCCACCACCTGCGAAGCGTAGGTACTGTTAGTTTTTTTAAAATTTCTAACTGTTGTGGATAATTTTTATTTGCTTCTTTTACAAACTTTTTTATTATTTCTTCCTTACTATCTCCACCTTCCTCATATTTTTCTTCCAGTTTCATGCAAATAATAAACCTAGCATTAGCAACCCTTTGATTCCAGTTTGGTAGCTCATCAATTGTTGTTGCTTCTCTCTTTGCTACTGTCCTAGTTGCTACTTTCTTTTCTTTTTCTTCCTTAACTTCCACCAGTGAAGCTCTATATGCATCCACCTCAGAAGCCTTATATACATTTTTATAAACTTTCCCTATTTTTTTCTTTTCAACAGTCCAACCTTTGAGTTTTGCAAATCTTAAAGCTTGAGTTCTAGTTTTTTCAAAGAGTCTTTGTAAATCTTCTAATAAGTATTCTTTTGTCATAAAAGCTCCTTTCTAAAAGATCCTTACATTCAAAGCCCTTTCAATTCCCTTTTCAGTTTCTAGATCTCTTTCTGCATTAAGTCCTCTTAATGCTCTATATACCTTCTTTTCATCTAACCTTTCATTTTTACAAAAATCTTTCAATGTTAAATCTCTTTGTAATAGCAACTTTTGAAAAGTCTTTACTTTTTTATCTCTATTTTTAATATATCCTGGTGTCTTTTCACATAGTGCTAAAACCTCTGCTTCTCTTTCTTCCAATTCTCCATTTAAAAGTTTTTTAAACTCATATTGACTTAGATTAAGCTCTTGCATTACCTTTTGCAGACTTATTTCTGCATCAATTAAATTCTTTTTTATTTCTGTTATTCTGATTAATTTTTCTCTATATTGCTCTACCTTCTGTTCTATACACATCTTTAAGCTCCTTTTCTAACTTTAAAATCATCTTTTTATATGTGCTTGGATGTTTCTTTAAATGTTCAAGCATTTCTTTTAAATAATTTTCTCTTTCCATTTGCTCTCCTTTTTGATATAATCAAAGTATCAGTTTTTATTTGGGACACCATAGCTTTGCCGAGCATGATGTCCTTTTTTCTAATAATTAAAATATTGATAACCTGCTCTCTTATAATATTGTCTTAAACTATACACATTTTTTAATCTTAAATACTCCACAGCCTCCTCTTCTTTACCTTGCTTGATATATAGCTCTAATGCTATTGAATGCTTCATATCATCAAGACTACAAACTCTACCTAAATACCTTTTTGTATTCACCTTATTCCAGTACCATAATGTACTTAAATCTAATGGAAAAATTTCATTTTCTAACTCATGTTTTTCTGCATATCCTAACAAATCTCTTATTAAATCCTTACTTACTCTCCTTCCTAATATTGTTACATTTTGATAGTCAATATCTTCAACCTTTATTTTTACAATCTCTTTGAAAAATAACCCTAACTCTTTAAGAACTAAGTATGTAAGTCTTTCCCTTTCAGATACTGATGCCACTAATATATTAAACTGTTCTATTGTTATAAAGTCCTTAGTTTTAAAGACTCTTTTATATTTCCTAATATTTTCAGTTATATTTAAGCCTAGTATTTCTTCAAAGAAAAACTCCAAAGCATTAAGTTCCACAAGCACAGTATTAACTGATAATGTCATTAACTTGTTGTCTAAATATCTAATTACATCTTCCTTTTTTACATCTATCACTTCCTTATTTATTGATTCTAAAAATTCTTTTACTATTCTTTTGTATGTTCCTTGTGTTGAGATTGAATACTCTCTGTAGCTCATTTCTGACTGTAAACTTAATAAATCCAGATAAAATTTATTGTTCTCCTCCATCTTCATCTCCATACACTGCATCACTTAGTTCATTCACTGCACCAACAATTTCATCTACTTTACTTTTTATTAGTTTTATATCCTCTTGCATTGGTCCAATCATTTCAAAATATTCTTTTGCCTTTTCAAAAAATTCAAATATATCTTTTATTTCAATATCTCTTTTAGTTAATAGTTCCATCATTTCATCTAGTCTTGGTTCTATCATTGCTGGTAATGCTGGAACTCCTTGATTTAAAGCTATTTGATTAGTTTTTAATCTTGTTATCATCTCCTTTGAAAAGTTTTTTATAAATCTTCTAAACTGCTTTGCTCTTTCAGTATTTGCTAGATAAGCAACTTCAAATATTCCATCTTGATTAAATACTCTTTTTTCTCTTTTCTTTAAGATTCCCCCTTCATTATTAAGAACTTTCTTTAAATATGAATATTCTTTATTTCTTAATTCTGGATTATTTTCAACTAATTTCTCAATAGTTTTTTTATTTTCAAAACCTAATGCTTTGATTAGTTCATCCATATCCATTTCAATTTCATTGTTATTATTTACCATTACTTGAAGTTCAGTATTTTCAAATACTACTAAATTATTTTTATTATTCATCTCCTCCACCTTTTTATTTGATTTTTAACCTCTTAAAAGCTATAATTTAATAAAAAACTTTTAAGGGGAGATATTTATGAATTATATATTTGCACTAATATTGATTTTTTTTGTTTTTTGGGGATTTTATTTATTTGTTATTAACTTTTCAACATCAATAATTTCATTTTTCATTAAATTTACTAAAAAGATTCTTTTTTCTCAAATTGATTTTATGATTATTTTTGTTTTTTCTATACTAATTCTTATTTTTAACCTTTATGTACCAATGGATATATCAAATGAGATTATTACTGTTTTTGTTTTTTTACCTACTGTATTTTTTTATAATACAGATGAAAAAAATTCTATTATGAAATCTAGTATTAAAATTACCCTATGGATTATCTTCATAAAAATATTCTTTAATAATGAAATTATTATTCCAGATCCTGATGATGTACACCCAATAATAGCTGCATTTTATGCTATGCTTTTATATATTAAGTCAATTGTTTATGCAAATTTTTATGCTGACATATTAAGAGTATTATCTATTGTTTTAAGATACCTAAATCAATAAAGTTTAATACTATTAAAATGATAGTAGTAAGCAAAGATAAAATAAATGCTTTTATTAAAATGACACCTATCTTTTTTAAAAATTTCATATAACCTCCTCTTATTTTTATTTAAAATGTACCTTATATTTTCCTGTACTCATCATCTCCTTTTCTTCTTTATATTGTGCTTCTATCCCCCTTTCTAATTTTTATATTTTTAATTTTTATATTTTTTAGAAAAATATCTTTAAAAAATAAAATCTATTTTACAGATTTTTTTAATTTTCTTTATAAATCTCAGATACAGATTTAATTTGTAACGAGGTTATAAAAATGTTATAATGAATATAAACTTTATATAGAATTAAAAGTCCAAAAAAGTTTTATTTTTTAAAAATGTTTACATTCGTTTTCTTAAAATAAGAATACCATCTTTTTGAATTTATGTCAACATTTTTTTTATTATTTTTGTTTTCTTTTTTTATAAAAGTTTACAATTATGGACTTTAAAAGGAGGTATTATGTATTCTATTGGAAAAAAAATTGCCTTTTTAAGAAAAAAAGAAAAGTTAAATCAAGATGAATTGGCTGATAAATTAGGTATAGCTAGACAAAGTATACTTAATTATGAAAATGAAAAGCGACAAATTCCTATTGATGTTCTTGCAAAAATAGCAAATTTTTTTAATGTTACAATAGAAAGTTTTTTTTCAGAAGATGCTGAAGATTTTAAAGAAGTGAAAATAGAAAAAGATTCTGTTAGAATTCCTATATATTCAAATGCTAGTGCAGGAACTGGTATTTATGGACAAGAAGATCCTTTAGATTGGTTGGAGCTTCCTAAATCAATAGCAAAAAATGCGACTTTTGGGACTTTTGTTAAAGGTGATTCTATGGAACCTCGTATTTATGAAAATGATTTATTATTGATTAGAACTAATGAAATTTTAGATACTGGTTCAATAGGAGTTTTTAAATTAAATGATGATATATATTGTAAAAAATTTCAATATAATCCATTAACTAGAGAAATTACTTTGAAATCTTTAAATCCAAAATATGATCCTATCAGAATAACCAAAGAAGATGATTTTTGTATTATTGGTAGAGTTGTTGCAGTCATTGATTATACAATTTAAAAATGTTCTTTTTCAACTACCCCCATTTTTAGGGGGAGTTGTTTTATATTGATTTTATTGATTTATTTCTATTTATTACTTAATTTTATAGTGTTTTATTTCTGTTTTTTTAT